CATAAGAAGAGGCGCTACTTGCGAACTGGAAATCGCTTTGGGAAGTCGACCTGCGGCAGCGCGGAGGATGCGGCGTTTGCTATTGGCGAGCGCCCTTGGATGGACAAAAAAGATCCTGATAGGCTTAAGGGAATCCCACAGCGGCCAACAAAGGGGTTGATTCTTGTTGCTGACTGGGACAAAGCGCGGGAAATCTTCACTTGCATGGAGGAGGGCCAGAAGGGTAAGTTGATGCAGTGGATTCCTGTGGACCGTTTGATGACTCCGAAGAAGAACCAGAGTGGTGAGATTGACTGCGTGCCTGTGAAGAGTATCTGGGGTGGGACAAGTTTGATTTACATTGACACGGTTGCTTCTTTCAAGCACAACCCCACGAGCCAAGAGTCCTCTCAGTGGGACTGGATTCATGTGGATGAGCCAATTCCAAAGGAGATGTGGGAGGCTGCAGGCCGTGGGTTGATTGACACAGGTGGGAGTGCGTGGTTTACTTGCACACCGATCTCTGAACAATGGATCAATGAGTACTTTCTCCCGCCGAGCAAGATGCGAAAGAGCTTTGAGCTTGGCGAGACGCATGATTACTTCCCTGAGCGGTGGGTGATGACAGGGTCGACGTATGACAACACTACGCTGGAGAAGGAGAATATTGATGTCTATGCAAATAGTCTGAACGCTAAAGACCGCCAGGCGCGAATTTTTGGTATTCCAAAAGCCTCCACGGGTTTGGTTTATCATAACTTTGCAATGGAGAAGCATGTGTATGACGAACTTCCGCTGGGGTGGAAAGATTTTGACGATCCTCCGTTAAACTACACCATCCGTCTTGTGATCGATACCCACGTGCGGACAGAACAAACAGCGCAGTTCTGGGCTACTGCGCCGACAGGCGAGGCCTTTTGTTGGCAAGAGATTTTTGCAGACTGCTATATTAACACGTTTTGCGAGGCGATTCTTGAAATCTTAAACGGAAGAAACCCGTATCTTTGTGTGATCGACCAGAGTGCTTTTATTGCAAATCCAGTGGATGGCTCCTGCCTAGCGGACATCTTTTGGGCTTACGGCATCAATGTCCAGCGTGCTACAAAGGAGCTTAAAACTGGGATTCAGAAGGCCCGCCAAGCGCTGGAATCCACGCGGACCTACACCATCGCCGGTCGTAAGGTCGAACTTGGGCTCATTCGTTTTTGTTCTTCCTGCACTGAAACCATCCGGGAGTTCTTCCTCTACACCTGGCAGAAAGAAAAGGAAAAACCAGTTGATAAAGATGACCACATGATGGAATGTTTCTACCGGGCGGTTTCACATGGGCTGGAATGGGTTAGCCCTGACAGCGAACCGTTAAGTGAGAAACCTTCTAAATCCTCCGACAAAGAACTTGACCTTACCCCGTTTGCTGACGGTGACTTAAACTCCTTCTCCCAATGACACCTGAAATCATCGAAATGCTCGAATCCGAAGAGCATCCAGATAACATCCAAGAGCTTCTCGAAGAGGTTGTTGGTGCGGTGAATAGCTCGCGCACATTCATCGCGAGCAACTTTACTCAGTGGGACAAGTCCTTGGCGACCTACAAGAGGAAAAAAGTCATCGACGTCTCTGACGCTCGTGCAAAGCAAAAAGGAGAACCTGCCAAGATGGTGGTTCCTCTGACTTACGCTCAATGCAACACGCTCGTCACCTTCCTCTTCGTCTCCCTCACCTCAAAGGACAGCGTCTTTGAGCTCTCTGCAACAGGTAATGAGGATTACGAACTCCGTGAGATTGCCCAGGCCGTCGTCGACCGTGAAGTCCGTCAGACAAACTACCACATGCGGCTGGTTGAGGCGCTTCTGGACATGGTTCGCTTCTCTCTAGGCGTGCTTAAAACCAGCTGGGAATATGAATCTGTCTTTGTTGAGAATAAGAGCACCGAAGAAGATGTCTCTTTCATTTTCGACCCCAGTGACCTTACTATTCCACAGGAGGAAGAATCTGTCGAAGAAGAGGTTATCCTCAAAGAAGGCTGTAAGATCGAAAACATCTCCCCGTACCACTTCTTTTATGACACTCGTGTTCCACTTCCTCGCTGGAAGGAAGGTCGTTTTGCCGCAGATGAGCAGTCGGTGAACCTTAAAGACCTTAAACGCCTTGATAAACAGGGTTTCCTCGCTGGCACAGAACACATTAAAGAGTTTGACAACGAACTCTGGACTGCGCGCGGCGGTAAACTTGAAAACCGTCTTGACGGCGTCGAGCCTGCTAACTTCACAGGCAAGCAATCAAAAGGTGATCGCATGGTTGCTCGCACTTCTGTTCAGTATCGCCTCATCCCTTCCGAACACGGGCTTGGAGATTCCGATGACGAAGAGATCTGGGTCATCACTTACGCTAACGACAGTCGTATCATCGGCCTTCAGCCACTTAACTCCCCCGCGAATGAGTTCCAATACGACATCCTTCAGCTCCTCCCTGACCAGCACGCGGACCTTTCTGACTCCCTTTCCAAGCTAATCGACCCAATTCAGGAAGTCATCACCTGGCTTATCAACGCCCGCGTCGCTTCAGTCCGCAGAAATATCGACGGCCGCTTGGTGGTTGACCAGCAACACGTGGATATGTCCACACTGAACACCAACAGCCCGTTCATCCTCCTCAAAAAGAGTGCCCCACGCATGGGCACCTCCCGCTTCATCGAGCAGCTCCGCACAACCGATCCAACTGCCTCCCACTTTCAAGACTCCGAGGCCCTGATCCGCATTCTCTACATGGTCTCCGGTGTAAACGAGAACTCCATGGGCGCTTTTGCTCCAGGACGCCGCTCCGCCACGGAGAACCGCACTGCGAACGCAGGCGCCTCCGCACGAATGAAGCTCATTGGAGCCTCCTGCTGGTATGGCGGCCTTGCCTCTCTCGGTCGTAAGCTCCTCCTTTCCTGTCGTCAGGACATGTCCTTCACGACATTCTCCAAGATTGTCGGCCCTGAAAAGGCTGATCAATTCTACGACCTCTTCCACCCCGCTAATCCATACGAACTCTACTCCTCCGAGGACTTCTTCACTTACGACGCTACCATCGAATCCGAGCGTAACTATGTCGCTCAGTCCCTCCAGGAGCTCTTCCTCGGTCTGGTATCCAACCCCGAAGTCGCTGCCAGCATGCAACTTGACCTCCCCGCCATGCTGAACGAGATCTACGCGCTCCGTGGCGTCAAAAACCTCTCCCGCTTCAAGGTGAAGCAGCCACCTGGCATGCCACCTCCAGGCCTCCCAGCGCCTCCCGTCGATCCTAACCTCCCACCAGCCCTTCCATGACCGACGAAATCCCTATCGACCCTCCAAACAGCAAGGATTTCGCGCGCCGCCTAACCTTACTTGAAGACTTGTCGGTAAATCCCATTTACGGAGAGCTGATGGATTATATCAAAAGCCAGCACACAGGTATCATGGCGAGTGTGTTCGTTACCCCCACGACTATGGAGGGTGTGCTTGCGAGAGAGCGCTGTTTTGGCGTGGCTGAGGAGTATCAAGTTTTACTTTCGTGGCTGGATAATGAAAAGCTAGACGCGAAAGAACGTTTCGAGCAACTAAAGCTCGAAGAAACACAAGACAAAACAGAAACAAACCATGAAGATTAACTGGTCTTTGATGAATCGCCTCGGCTTCAATGAAGAAGAGGACGAATTTGCGAGCTTCACCCAATCGGGTGCGGGCGCAGCTGCCACGAGCAGTGACGGTGGTGCTGGTGACGGCGCTACAAATGAGGACGACGATGAGTCGTTTTCGGAAGATGACGATGACGATGACGACGATGATGACTTGGAGCCAGCGCCTGCGGGCGGTGCGCCTAAGCAAAAACGTCAACCCGCACAGCTTGACCAAAACGCCTTAGTGCGTCAGATTGCGGAAGTCACAGCCGCTTCATTGCGGCAGGGACAGCAACCAGGTCAGACGGCCCTCACGGAGGCTGAGATTCAACAGCGCCTTGGTCGCCCACAGGTGACGGAAGAGCTGATTGCTCAGCTGCGCAACCCGGAGATTACGCCGAAGCAGGTGGCAGAAGTGCTACAACAGCTTCAAGATGGCACGTATCGTTATGCGATGACGACCACACAGCATCTTCTCCAACACCAACTTGCTCCGCTGCTTGAAATGCAGCAGCAGTTTGCGGAGCAACAAAGGCAGCAACGGACTGCCGCTTTCCAGAATAACCTGACCAAGGCTTACCCGGCGCTGAAAAAATACAGCGCGGCAGTCGGACAGGCTATGGCGGAGCTTTCAGCTGAGGGATTCAGCGCTAGAGGGCTCCAGCCAGAACAAGTTTACAAAACCGTTGCACAACGCGCGAAGAAGGTGATTCGGAAGATTCTGCCTGACTTCGCGTTGAAGCAACAGCAAGCTCCAGGTCACACACGTCAAGCCGGCTCGTTCAGAACTTCTAAGCAGGGGCAGGGTAATCCAGGTCCAGTGCAGAAGTATGGCGCAGCTAGTTTTGACCTCTAACAACGTCAGTAACAAACACAAAATTCAATGTCACTCTTCAATCAAATCAGCTCAGCAGATTTGGAGACTAGCTACTCCGCTCGCGCCTTGCGCAAAATCTTCTGGAAATATCCATGGGGCAATACGCCTCTTCTTTACCTGTTGTCCTTGATGGACAAAAACGATACCGACAAACCCAAGTTCGATTGGTATGAAGGTCGTCAACAGCCCGTCGCAAGCACGACTATCACTTCTGGCGCTATTGCTGCCGGCGGTGACGGCCCGTTCGCGAATGCTGGAAACACCGCGTCGGAAGCCGCTGCTGGGTTCACCTGGACGGCGGACACAACCTATAACCTCTACGTCACCTCCAACACGCGTTTCCGTGTAGATGATGTGATCTGGCTTCGTCGCGTGCCAAATGCTGCTGCGAGCGCTTACCTTGAACTCAAGGGCATCGTCACTGAAGTCGTAAGTGGTTCTACCACGCGACTGAAGGTTATGGCTCTTGTCTCCGTCGCAAGTGTTAGCAATGACACTGACGCCAACGCTATCGACGTTGTCCTCATCGGCAAGGCCGCTCCTGAAGGTGATACTTCTCGCTCTGGTGGTCTTGAGCTTCCGATTGAACCTGAGAACTACACTCAGATCTTCCGTGAAGCCTTCGACAGTACTGGCACGGCACTTAAGGCGGGTATGGAATGGGATGAGACTGGCCATTACAAAACGATGGCCCGTCAGAACATGTTCCGCATCTGCGAAGCCATGGAAGGCGCGCTGTATTTCGGCGTTCGCAAGGTTGACAGTGTAACTAATCAGCGTGGCAAGACGGTTCCTCGTCGCTTCACTGGTGGTTTGCTGTGGTTCCTGGAACAGTGGGAAAAGGGCAACACCGGAAACGGCGGTGCTTTCGACTACCGCCCTGGCGGCATCGACCTCACCTCGGTGAACTGGGAAACCAATAACGACAAGCGCATCATCAAGATCAACGGTTCGATGACAATCGAGCAGTTTGAGATCATCATGGAGCGTGCGTTTATGGATCAACTCCCTGGCGCTTCTGAGAAACTGATGCAGTGCGGCAATGGTTTCATGAGCATCTTCCAGAAGTATTGCAAGGCGATGTCGATCACGACTCGTAACCTGCAAACCAAGGAAGACAGCTACGGTATGGCGATCACTCGCTGGACCTCTCCTTGGGGTGAGTTGGTTCTCAAAACCCATCCGATGTGGAACCGCTCCCAGCATAACCAAAGTGCGTTCATCGTTGACGTGCCTTGCCTTGCCTGGCGCGATCTCTGTGACCGCGAGCTCACTCTTCTGGCAAATCGTCAGCTTCCTGACGAAGACTGCCGCCGCGACGAGTGGCTGGGTGAGGGTGGGCTTGAGTGCAAGTTCCCTGAAAACCATCTCTACGTGGAGGGCGTCACTTCCCTGACTTACTAACATGGCTGCTTTTGTTAAATCAGCAACGACACTGACTGTCGTCAAGGGGTTCAAATCCCCAACCACATCACCGCAGTTGAAAATTCTGCAGCTGGAAATTGTTCTCTCATCGCAAGGTGGGGCAACAAACTACATCGCTGCGGATCAACTCGGCTTTCAGAAGATTCTTCGCTCTGGTATGGCTCAGAAAAGTGACGACGCGCTTGCGCTTCACACTTGCCCAAGTTATGCTGGCTTAAAGCTGTTCTTCTACAACCCGGCGCAAGCCACCGATGCAAGCCGTGACGACCCAGCGGATGTAACCGGAACTTTCAGACTGGTCGTGGAAGGACTCTAACTCAAATAACACCAATATGGCACTACCTACACAAGGCTACGAAAGTGACTCACCGAAAGCGGTTGATGTCAAAAGCACCAAAATGCTTGACCCCTACGCTCGTGAACCGAAAGGAACACAGAGCAACACTGAGACTGGTAAATCCTTTAAGCCTGGGAAGAAAACCTACGGCAAGGGCGGCGCTAGTCGTATGTAACTGAACTCCACTTAGTGGCCCCCTATGAAAGTCGGACAGCTTAAAACATTGATCGCAGCGTATCTCCACAGAGAAACGTCTGTGTTTGTAAAAGGCTCAGGCGCGGATCAAGTTGATCTGCTGCTTGCAGCTCTTAACAACGCCCGTAAAACTGCGGAGCGAGAACATGATTTTGCTGCTTGCTTGAAGGGGGGCCACTATTCGGTGGGTTCCACAGGAGCTAACTGGACTACTGGG